TGATGGATACAAAGACAGTAAAACGCATTACTGACACCGAGGCCAAGAAGATGGTCAAGGGTCACGAGTCACGTATGCATGCCAAGGGCATGAAAAAAGGTGGCCCCACCTCTGAAGACCGGATGCGCGTTGGTCGCAACCTGTCCCGTGCAGCTAACCAGAAAACGGGGTGAATCATGGCATACAGTATGAAAAGCGGCGGTAAAGAGATTGGCCCTGCCAGCGTCTACGCTGAGCCCCACACAATGGACGGGAAGAAGATGAAAATTTCTTCCAACCCCGGCAAAGAGCCCAACAAAAGCAAGCTGGACAGTTTGGACATCAGCCTTGGTGGGTTGAGCAAGTCTGCTGGTGATGAGCAAATCAAGACCACGGGAATCCAAACTCGCGGTAACGGCTGCGCGACCAAAGGCACGATGGCAAGGGGCCCGATGGCATGAACTATTCTGAGCTGTCGTCGGCAATACAGACCTACACGGAAAACAACTTTCCGGCGATTACCCTTGCGGATTCGTCTACGGTCTCGTCTACGACTCAGATTAACCGCTTCATCCAGCAGGCAGAGCAGCGCATCTACAACTCGGTGCAGTTCCCCTCGTTGCGTAAGAACATGACGGGAACCATCACTTCAGGCAATAAGTACTTGTCAGCTCCGACAGACTACCTTGCTTCGTACTCAATGGCTGTTTACACGGGCGCTGGCCCGTTTACTTACCTGTTGAACAAGGATGTGAACTTCATCCGTGAAGCCTACCCAACTCCAACTGACACTGGGACACCCAAGTACTACGCGCTGTTCGGCCCGACAGTCTCTAGTTCTGTAATTAGTACTGAGCTTTCATTCATCCTCGGGCCTACGCCCGATGCAGCCTATTCAGTAGAACTTCATTTCTACTACTACCCCGAGTCAATCACCACAGCAACCACCACATGGCTGGGCGACAACTTTGACACCGTGTTGCTGTATGGGTCGTTGGTTGAAGCGTACACGTTTCAAAAAGGTGAGGCAGATTTACTCGCCCTATACGACGGCAAATACAAAGAAGCATTAGCCCTTGCCAAGCGCCTTGGCGACGGCCTTGAGAGGCAGGACGCATATCGTAGCGGTCAGTTTAGGCAGGCGGTTACATGAGCATTGTCCAGACGCAGACCACCAGCTTCAAGAAGGAGTTGTATCAGGCTGTCCACAACCTGTCCACGGACACCCTCAAGATTGCGCTTTACACCGGCAATGCGGATTTAAACGCAGACACCACGGTCTACTCAGCCACCAACGAGGTTGTAGCTTCTGGCTATACAGCAGGTGGGAATACTTTGACCGGGGTGACTATCAGTTCCTCGGACTACACAGCCTATGTGAATTTTGCAAACACGTCTTGGACGGCTGCAATCACAGCCCGATGCGCTCTGATTTACAACTACACCCAAGGCAACAAATCCATTGCAGTGATTGACTTCGGGGCAGATAAAACATCGACCACGACCTTTACAATCACTATGCCTGCCAACACCTCCACAACCGCACTCATCAGGAGTTCAAATTGATTGTTACTACGACCAAGGGCAAGATGGACGACTCCCTGTTAGAGCATCGTTCCGGTGAAGTGGACAACGACAACGAGTTCACTACGTGGACAGAATACTGGCTGGCTGGCGAATTGGTTCACCGGTCTGTGCATGTAACGCTGAAGAAAGTGCCCAGCTTTGCTGGCGGTGAAACGGCTTCTCTTTAAGGAATTATCGTGGCAAATACCCAATCAATGTGTACCTCATTTATGAGCGAACTAATGCTGGGCCAGCACCAGCTTGGCACTTCTACTATTGTGTCTCGCGGCAGCTTGACCTCGCCCACTACAGACACTCTTAAAGCGGCTCTGTATCTTGCTTCAGCCACGTACAACGCATCAACCACGGCATATTCAGCTACTGGAGAAGTTTCTGGTACGGGATACACGGCGGGTGGTGTAACGGTAACGAATGCTACGGCTCCAACCTCGACCAACAGTTCAGCGACTGCGGGGGTAGCGTTTTTTACACCGTCTGCTTCAATCACATATACGACGGTCACTTTGGCTACAGCGTTTGATACCGTGCTGCTGTACAACTCTACGCAGAGTAATAAAGCCATAGCTGTTTACACCTTCGGTTCTCAGACTATTACGGCTGGTACGTTCACTCTGACCATGCCCGCTAATACGACGACGACTGCCCTACTACGTTTAGCTACAACCTAAAGCGGGGCGGCTACAAGCCGTTTAAACCATGTTTGGTATCTCCGCCTACGCCCAGTCGCCGTATGCTTCGTTAGGGGCAAACGCGGATGTCACAGTTGCTCTGACAGGGGTATCTGCGGCTGGCGCAGTTGGTACGCTGACTCCGGTAATCTCGGTTGCTCTGACGAGCGTATCTGCGGCAGGTAGCGTAGGAACAGTAACGGTATCTAAATCTTTTGCGTTGACCGGAGTATCGGCATCGGGCAGTGTGGGTACGGTATCGGTAACAAGCACGGTTGTTCTGACCGGAGTGTCCGCTGCTGGCGCGGTAGGAACGGTAACTCCAGTTCAGTCGTTCCCGGAAACCGGCGATGTAGCTACGGGTAGCGTAGGTAGTGTTGGGGTTGCAATCTCAATAGCTCTGACTGGGGTAGTTGCTGCGGGTAGTGTTGGCGCGGTTGTACCGGGTCAAGCAATTGGCATTACGGGCGTTTTGGCTTCTGGTTCCGTAGGTTCTGTTGGGGTAACAAAGTCTTTTGGTTTGACTGGGGTCTCAGCCTCTGGCTTAACAGGTGATGTGGTCAAGATTTTTTGGACAACCATCGTAGACAGTCAAGATGCAAACTGGCAAAATATAGACGATAGCCAAACAGCAAACTGGGGGCTGATTGATACGTCAGAGACCCTTGACTGGGTTTTAATCGACACGGCTTAGGAAACATATGGCTTTTGTACTTGCAGACCGGGTAAAGGAAACTACCACCACGACGGGTACGGGGACTATTACGCTCCTCGGAGCCTCCACAGGCTTTCAGTCCTTTGCTATTGTTGGCAACGGTAATACAACGTATTACACAATTGCAGGCCAGACCGGCTCTGAGTGGGAAGTTGGCATTGGTACGTACTCAACATCCGGTACAACCCTTGCCCGTACCACGGTCATATCAAACAGTTCGGCTACACAGCCTTCAGCTTTAAGTTTTTCCGCTGGCACGAAGGACGTATTCGTCACTTACCCTGCTGAGTTCACAGCTAACGCTATTGGTGGTGGTGTTGGTGCAGTTCTTCTTAATGCAGATACAGCCACTGTTAATGGAACAATTGCCACAGGGCAGAACGGTTTGAGTGTGGGGCCAGTCACCCTAGCGTCAGGTGTAGCCATCACAATCTCCAGCGGTCAACGCTGGTTAGTCTTATAAGGACAGAACATGGCATCAATCGTCTCAGCAGGAACAACCAGCGCAACGGCGCTGAACATGAGCGCGGACACCTCTGGTGTATTGCAGCTTGCGTCAAACAACGGCACGGTGGCGGTCACCGTAGACACAAGCCAAAAAGTAGGGGTTGGCACTACTTCGCCAACACAAAAACTCACTGTGGCGGGTGGTCTTGGTTTTAGTAGCGCGCTTACTTTTACTGGCGCTGGTTATGAAATTGGGCAAGACGGAGCGGCTTTTTTGTGTTTTTCGGGGGGGTCTGCTGGCACACGCTTTATTGATGCTTCTACTGCTACTGAGTGGATGCGTGTTGATGCCAGCGGCAATTTGCAATTCAACTCAGGCTATGGCTCTGTTGCTGTAGCATATGGTTGCCGTGCTTGGGTGAACTTTAACGGCACAGGCACTGTGGCTATTCGTGCAAGTGGGAATGTGTCAAGCATTACAGACAACGGCTCAGGTGATTACACAGTCAACTTCACAACTGCTATGCCTGATGTTAATTATTCCGTTGTTGCGTTAACTCAGTTCATAAATGACAATAGGGGAACTTTTGCGGCTATGGGTGCAGAAATTAGGTCAGTTACAACTCCATTAACCACATCAGCTTGCAGAATTGGTACTGGTCGTACTTTTAGCCCGTATAGTTTGGAAGATGCTTTGTCTGTTTATGTTGCAATTTTTAGATAAGTACAATTATGAACTCAAGAATCATTTACCCAACTGACGATGGCGTTGCTATTATTGTTCCCGCACCTGAATGCGGTTTAACCATTGAAGAAATTGCCGCCAAGGATGTGCCTGCTGGCAAGCCATTCAAGATTGTCGATGTGGCAGACATCCCCACAGATCGCACATTCCGCAATGCATGGGAGTACACAGCATGATTACCATCAACATGGACAAGGCTAAGGCCATCACCAAAGTTCGACTGCGGTCAGCGCGTGAGCCTTTGCTTGCCGCGCAGGATGTGGCATTCCAACGGGCATTGGAAACCAGCGCAGACACATCTGCAATCGTGGCTGAGAAACAGCGGCTGCGCGACATCACCAAGCTGGCTGATGCAGCTACCACCCTTGACGAATTGAAAGCCATCACACCATGACCGCTGTACTATCAGGAATTGGGTTAACGCTTGGAAACCAAGCGGCTAATAGCGGCGTTCCATATCTTATTTTTAATAAATCACTTTCAGGTACTGTGATTGTTCAATACTTTAATTTCAACGGAGCGGGCGTTGGCAGTATTCAATGCACAAATACAGCAACTTCTTATGTCACATCATCTGACTACCGACTAAAAGAAGAAATTACTCCTATGACAGGTGCGTTAGCCAAGATAGCGCAACTCAAGCCTGTCACTTATAAATGGAAATTAAATGGGTCTGACGGCGAAGGTTTCCTTGCCCATGAACTTGCTGAAGTATGCCCAGATGCTGTTGCTGGTAGCAAAGACGCAACCGAAACAGTAGCAATCAAAGATGAGGATGGAAACGTCGTAGGCACAGAAATACGCCCTGTTTATCAAGGCATTGACACCAGTTTTTGGTTGCAACCTTGACAGCAGCTATCCAAGAACTCACAGCCAAAGTCACTGCGCTTGAAGCACAAGTAGGAACATCAGCATGACCACAACAATCAACGCCAGCAACAGCGGTAGCGGCGGCTTAGTCCAAACCGCAGATGCCTCGGGCATCCTTGCCCTGCAAACGGCAGGAACAACTGCGGTCACTATTGATGCAAGCCAAAATGTGACCTTAAACAGTACTGGCGCGTTGACTATTCCGACCGGGACTACTGCACAGCAACCCACCGCAGTGGCGGGGATGACTCGATTCAACACGTCAACTTCATCGGTTGAGGTGTACACAGGTTTATATTGGCTTCCTACGTTGTTTGGTTACCCAGTGGATTATTTAGTAGTTGCGGGCGGCGGAAGTGGTGGTGGGTACGCCTCTGGCGGAGGAGGCGCTGGCGGGTATTTAAGTAGCTCCTCAAATTTCATTTCTGGGTCTGTTTACGCAGTTACTGTGGGCGCTGGAGGCGCTGCTACTACTAGCGGAACTGCGGGTAACAACGGTTCAAACTCTGTACTTGGTTCATTAGCTACTGCAATTGGTGGTGGCGGTGGGGCTGCTGGTGGTGGCGCTCAGGGCGCTGCAACAAGTGGTGGTTCAGGGGGCGGTGGCGGCAGCACATCCGGTCAAGCGTCTGGTGGGGCAGGAACTTCTGGGCAAGGAAACGCTGGTGGTAATTTTATTTCTGGTGGTGATATGGCTGGCGGCGGCGGCGCAGGTGCTGCTGGGGGTAATGCTTCCGGCGCTCCCGGGGCAGGTGGTGTTGGGTTGCAATGGCTAAACGGCACTTATTACGCTGGTGGCGCAGGCGGCGGTGGTGGCACTAGTGGCGCTGGGGGTTTGGGTGGCGGTGGTTCAGGTTCTATCTATAACGTACAAGGACAGTATGTTTCTGGTGGTAGCGCAGGAACAGCTAATACTGGGGGTGGCGGTGGCGGTGGTAGGCCATCAGGCACAGGCTTTACTGGTGGTTCTGGTATTGTCAT